TTAGTGTCAGAACAAAGTTTTGATTGACTGCAAAGTCTAATGTAACAGACCCAGTGTTTGTTGTGTCAGTGTCAGTAGAGCCTCTCTGTGCCGCAGTAAATGTCTGGGCCACATCAAGCTTGGCTGTGTCAGCATCAAACGCTTGCACATCTACGCCAACTTCTAAATCTACCGCTTGCTGTGCCGCACTTACACTAGCCGCAGTAAACAATGCCTTGCCTACTGTAGTGCCGCCAAGGTTTGTCTGCGCTGTTGCCGCACTAGCAAGGTCAGATAGATTGTTTGCAACAGTCAAAAATCCTGTAGCAGATATAGCCGCAGTCTGCCAAGCAGACCCGTTGTAAACCTTTAGCTCGTTGCTGGTGGTGTTAAAATACAGGTCGCCAGCGTTTAATGGGTCGCCATCGTTGTCTACCGTTGGGTCAGATGATTTACTACCTAAATATGTATCATCAAAAGTATCGGCAGATAAAGCCGCAGAAGCCGCACTTGCTGCAGCAGCAGTGGCAGAGGTCGAGGCATTTGAAGCCTGTGTTGTTGCAGTCGTGGCAGATGTAGCGGCATTGTTAGCTTGTGTTGTAGCTAAAGCAACTTGAGCCGCACCATTTGTTGTAGCCTGTGTTGCACTGTTTGCGGCGGCTGTAGCACTTGTAGCCGCATTTGTGGCTGATGTAGCCGCACTCACAGCGTCAACAATTAACTCAAAATGAGTAGTGTCTGTTAGCAAATCACCAATAGCTGAATCAGCAATACAAATGTAAATGTTGTTTAACTGTGCGGCAGTAGTTGATTTAATAATGTCATGCTTAACATAAGCCGCAGTAGTTGTTGTTGCATCTGCTCCTTTGTAATCACCAATAGTAGTAGATACCGTAACAGCACCGTTAGCATCAAATGACAGAAACTTGTTAGCTCTAGTTGCTGATGAAGGTAGTGTAATAGAAGCGGCACTATCAGAATCGGCTAGCTTCATTGTACGGCTAACTTTAGTTTCAAGCTCTTGCTCAATAGCAATAATCTTGTCTAGCTCTGTATTTAATGATGATATATTAAAAGGGCCTGATGTTGGAAAGTCAGTCGTTCTAGCTACAGGAATATCTCTGAGTATAGTAAAGGTATCAGTTCCAGAACTATAACTGTCACCAAGAGTGACATATCCACCAGAAAATCCATCATCTACAGCAGTTCCTGTAACAGCAAATGTGCCAGTGCCAGTTCCTCTTGATAACGTAGTATCTACACCAGCCGCAGTCGTCACAATAACGTTGATGTCATCGAGGTCAAAGAATGGAAAATCAATCGTTAACTGCGTTGTGTTGGCAGTTACCGCTTGGGTGTACTGGACTCTAGCGTCATTATCTGCAATTTCTATAGTAGCCATACTTTATCTATTCCCTATTGCTAGTTTGCTGTCTATTCACATTACCACCAAAAGCCCCATCATATATTGGGTCTAAATAAAACAAATTGCCACTTGGGAACACAAATCTCATATCTCTCATCGTGTCATCAGTAATGTTGTTGTTCAAAACATCCCCTATAACACTGCTTGCATTAAGCATTGTGCTACCAGCAGGGCCAAAAACAGACCCAATTTTAGCACCAGAATGAACTGGATATTGCTGTTGCTCTGTTAACAATGGACGCATTCCTATTTTGTAGTCGCTAACCTTTTCAATTGCGTTGTTTACATCCATAAACCAACCTAAAACACCGCTTCTATCTATTGCATTCATAAGCTTTTGGTCAGCAGTTTCGTCACTTGTTATACCATATTGGCTTCTTTTTATTTCATTAACCATAGCAGCCAATCCAACAATCAAAAATGCACCTTGCCAAAATGCACCATCTTTTTCTTGCAAACCAGCAGTGAGCATACGAACCATAGCCCCCTGACCGTATGATTTAAACTGGGTCATAAGAGAACCAATTTCAGTAGATGTCCATAAAGCCCTGTCTCCAGCACCGGGAGTTATAATGGTACGTTCTACATTCTGATTTAAAGCATTTCTAAACTTTAGACGTTGAGCCATAGCTTCGTCAGACCAGCCATCGGTATTAGGAATCCATTCGTTTCCTTCTTTTTGACCATTCTTACGAATCTCTTTTCTCATAATCCTATAGTCATTTTCACCTATACCGTTCTTAAGAAGCTTTTCTTTTTCTGATTGAGAAAGAGACTTCCAGCCACCCTTTTTCATAATGCTTTCTGTCATTCTTAAAACGGTGACGTTACCAGCTATTTCTTTGATTGACTGATTCCATATGTTCAAACCGTTCATCATAAAGAACATGCCAGTTGCGTCATTCAAACTACGCTCCACAGCAAAACGATTACCAAACAAATCGCCAATATCTGACATAGCATGCGCTCTTAAGCCAAGAACAGCATCTACAGCAATAGCCGCTTTGTCTAATTCGCCCTTGTTCATTTGCTTGATAGTATATGCTTGCTGGTCAAACATAGACTTGAAGCCTTTATGGTAGGCATTAGAAAAGCCCTCAACCATAACAATCCTTGCTATGTCAGGAACAGAGCTAACCATAGCACTTCCCATTCCTACTAAAACATTGAAAGACTTCATTGTTCTAACAAAACGACTTGAGAATGCATGTGGGTCTTTAGAAGCTCCATAAGTTCCACGAAGCCTGTCTCTTAGTCCACGAATGTCTCTTATATCCGCTTCTTTAGCCCTTGCTAGCTCAGACCTTTTAGCAAAGTCTGATGTCTCTGATATTAGCCTATCATATTCTCTAGCTATTTCATCTATTTGGTCAGACATATCAAAGCTTCCGTATCTTCTCGCAAGCTCAATATCCATTCCCATAGTCTTTACATGGTGCTTAATTAAGGTTTCTATATCCCTCTCAAGAAACTCTTCTATAAGTTCATCAGGTATTTCAAAGCTTCTTCTTTGCGCTCCAGATGCGTTTTTAATAAAATCTAGAGAGTCATAACCACCCTCTAAATCAACAAACGGCTTTCTTCTTGTGACAGAATCAAGTATTTCAGCCGCCATTTTGTCTGCGTTAGATGCGGTTTCACCCTTCTTAATCAGGTAAGTTCTTACTATATTTAAAAATCTTGGAGTGTTTTCTTCAATTTTATCTACCCTGTACACTCTAGGAACATAAGATTCAGCAGTGTTTACAAGAACCCCAGACTCTTGAATTCTTGCAAGCTCTCTTTCTATAGACTGAATTGCTTTTGCGTCTCCAGACTCTCTAGCTACTTTAAGTTCTTTTTCTAGTTGCTTAGTAAATAAGCCTACTTGTTGAGCTTCTTGTTTTATAAAATTAAATACTGGCCTATATGCCTGAGCCGCTTCAGTAACAAATGATGAAGCAGAGTCACCAACTTTATCTATGTCACCCCTAGCCATTGCCATGCCTACACGTTGCCTAAACTCAACTTCTGTAAGAGTGTTGTCTGCCCTTCTAAATATATCGCCTGTTTGCATTTTTAGCATTTCAACAGCACGACCAACATCGCTTTCTGGAACAGCCCTGTTTCTATATTTAAGATAAGCAGAATCAGAAACTCTTATAGACTCCAGTAACTTCGGCAAATAAGTAGTTCTAAACGTAGCTTCTACAGATTGGTCCATTTCTATTCCAAAAGACCTAACCTTTTTCTGCATAACACCGCCAACATCAACCATGCCTACGGCTAAGTTTCTAACAAAAGCATTGTCACTATTAAGCATTCTATTAACTGGATTCCACCCTAGCTTTTCAACTCCAATGCCAGTTTCTTCTAAACCCTCTTGCTCCAACTGACGATACATAGTTGTTCTTACTGTTTCAGGATTAGCCCCTGCTCCAGCAGATTTTGGCAATCTTTCGTACCCTTCTCCAACAGCTTCATCTGATTGACGCATTTGAGCTAAATTTACAGCAGACATGTTTTTACCAAAAGCAACAGTCAAAGTACCACCAAGTATAGCGGCGGCAGTTAATGCCATTGCACTATGGCTAGCATCTCTTGCTTCATTTTGTGTTTCAATAAGGCCCTGTTGCCCAGAAGTCATCATATATGTAAAAGCAGCACCCCCAAAAAATCTCCTTACAGGCCCAGCCCTCATAATTCTTACTGGTGCTATTGGGGACATTATAGTTGGGGTGGCTAACGTAACACCAACACTAAGCAAACCGCCATAATTAGACTGGTCAAGAACATACATGTCTTGCCTGTCTTCTTGCATACGTCTGTATTTTTCCATGGCTTGCTCATGGCTACCTACATGCCTAAAGAAAAACAAACCATCCTCTCCAACAAGACTCTTAAGCCTCTTGTCTTTAAATGGAGAATACCCAGGAACAGACCTCATTTTAGGATCAATAGATGAATTTATCAGCCTGCCCAAAGCTGGACCTACATGATATTGGTCAATAGCCGCTTCAAAAGCCTGACCAAGAGTAGGGGTGTAAAGATGATAGTCAAAAGAGTTTTCGTCTAATTTACTAGCTACTCTTTGACCAAATCTATCAGACTCAAAGCCATACATTCTATTGTGCAAATCACGATAAACATTGTTTTTAGGTATGCCCTTTTCTTCAATGAGCTTTTTTATTC